TGGGACAGTAACACCGATAGCAATTGCTATTTCAGTAAACGGAGAACCGAGGCTGACAAGCAGGGCCATATTTATTCCTGCCGCTGCAGAAGATTTTGGCAATGTTACAAGCACGGCAATAATCAAAGTACCGAGATGTTGCTGTTTCAGTCTTAGTGTTGACGCAGTACCTGCGACAACAGACCCAACAGTAACACCGGCCCCTGTTATTGAGGTGCAGAACGCTAATCTGACAATCACAAGGATTGCATAGGAAGGAGGTTAAAGATGCACAAACTGATAGATTATGTCTGTGAAGAACTGGAAGAGCTTGAGCGTAAAGCGGAAAAAGAAGGACTGTCTATGGCAGAAGTGCAGTACGGAGATACATTAGCACATTTCAAGAAAAATCTGCTGAAGTCAGAAGAAATGATGGGCGAAGATGAGTACAGCATGGCTGACGGTTCTTACGCAAGAGGCGATCAGTATCGCAGAGACGGGCGTTTCATGCGCGGTTCCTATGCACGAGGCAGAGGTAGGAATGCAAGACGTGACGGCATGGGCAGATACTCTCGTGAGGATGGATATTCTATGGCAAGCAAAGAAATGGTCGAAGAACTGCATGAGCTGATGCAGGACGCTCCTGATGAACAGACACGCAAAGAATTTAAGAAATTTATTCAGCGTATTGAATCGATGTAAAGGCAGGTGATCCCTTTGATCAAAGAACAGGATTTGCTTGAAGCTATTGCCGAGTGTCAAGGGGAGCGCAATCCAAACGCCAACACATGCATCAAACTGGCGGCATATTATACGATCTTGGAAAATATTACAGAGCAACCAAAGGCAGATGTTCCACAAGCACAATATTCTTTTGCATCAAAACCTAATGGTGTAGGCCGAATTGGAGACAGTGATTTCCTGATGAAAATTGAGGGGCATGATGCGAAAGAAGTGTTACTCGTGATGGACGAACTTATGACTACTTTACAAGTGATCAATCCGAGATTATATAATAGCGTAATGAGAAAAATAGCAGAGTGATCTGCTATTTTTTTCTTAATTTATACAAAAAAGTGTGTACAAGAATGATTATATGTAGTATAATAATAATGTAAAAATAATTAGTTACAGTTTGAACAGTATAAATTTATAAATCAAATCATATAAGTTATAGCTAAAGCATAAAAAATTTATTCTGGTTTAAACCAGTATGGTAGAAATTAATAAGGAGGTATTAAAAATGAAGTGTTGTATTTGCGGAAAATCATTTAAAGGGGCAGGAAATAATCCGGATCCTGTAAGAAAAGACGGTTCAAGATGTTGTAATGAATGTAATATGGCATATGTTATTCCTGCAAGAATTAAACAATTTAGTGAAAAAACGACTCCGTATGAAAAACAGAAAGCAAAGGTATATGCTACAGGAAATAAATGGGCTATAGAAAATTTTCATCTAACACATGATTAAGGAGGTAAATATTATGAATAAAGATAAAGAAATTAAGAAAATAAAAAAATATATTGACGGTTTAGATCGTGAAAAACTTATTGAAATACTAAATACGTCTGAAAAAATAGGAAAACATATAGGTGCAGTAAAGAAAAATCATGAAATAGATGATTATATTAGATCAAAATTAATCAAAAATATTCAGTAAAATATCATAATCGTTGACGTTTTAACGACGTAAGTCAAGATGAAGTCAAGATAAAGTCAAGATAAAAGTCAAGATGAAATATGTCAACCGCAATAAAAGTCAAGATAAGTCAAGATGAATTAAATTCCTTAATATATAAGAGTTGAGTCAATTAAAATTTAAAGTGATTTTACTAATATATAAATATAGAATAATGATCTTGACTATCTTGACTTTTGTTGAAATTTCAACGTTTCATCTTGACTTTATCTTGACTCATCTTGACTTTCATCTTGACTTTTTTAGTTTTTATACAACCGCTTGTGTACAATTTGATCAATATATATTATAATTGATTGCGAGGTAATTATTATGAAATTATATGAACATCAAAAAAATGCATTAAATGAAACAAAAGAACAAAATAAAGTTGCATATTATCACGATATGGGACTCGGTAAAACATTTACCGGTTCAGAAAAATTAATGCAATTAAATGAAAAAATAAATCTAATAGTTTGTCAAAAATCAAAGATAAATGATTGGTATGATCATTTTATGAAATATTACAAAAGTAAAATTTTGATTTTTGATCTTACTGACGAAACCCATATGAATATGTTTATGCATGATGCCATAAATGATAAATGGACAGAAATAGTAGGAATAATAAATTATGATCTAATCTGGCGTAGACCAGAATTAATGAAATTAAAAAATTTTACATTGCTTCTTGATGAATCTTCATTGATTCAAAATCCTACATCAAAGAGATCAAAATTTATTATAAAGATGGAACCAAAGAATGTAATTTTATTGTCAGGAACACCTACCGGAGGCAAGTATGAAAAATTGATCACACAAATACTTTTGCTTGGATGGAATATAAAAGAAGATGTTTTCTGGAACCAGTATGTGGATTGGGAATGGAATGAAACAGACGACGGATTTTGGCAGAAAAAAATAATGGGTTATAAAAATGTAGAAAGATTAAATAGAAAATTAAGACAGCACGGATGTAATTTTTTAAAAACTGAAGAAGTAATAAATCTTCCAGATCAGATAGATCAAAAAATAAAAATAGATAATATTTCGCAATATGACGAATTCCATAAAGAATCATATTATGAGATAAACGGTGAAGAAATTATAGGAGATAATATTCTTACAAAATTGCTACGGGAAAGACAATTGTGCGGAATATATAATGAAGAAAAGTTTTCTGCATTAAAAGATTTAATCATGAGTACAGATGATCGTCTCATTGTTTTCTATAATTTTATATCAGAAGCAGAAAGAATAAAACAAATCTGTAATGAATTACATAAACCAGTAGATGAAATAAATGGTGATAAAAAAGATCTCACAAATTATGAAAAATTTGATAATGCTGTTATCATCATTCAGTATCAGGCCGGAAGCATGGGCTTAAATCTGCAAAAAGCGAATAAGATCATTTATTTTACTCCGCCATTAAGCAGTGAATTATTTGAACAAAGCAAAAAAAGAATTCATCGTATAGGTCAAAATAAAACGTGTTTCTATTATTATCTAATATGTAAGAAATCTATTGAAGAACATATTTATAGAACATTGAACATGAGAAAAGATTATACACAAAAATTATTTGAGGAGGAATAAATGCCAGGTCCAGAAAAAACTTTTGAAAATAAAATAAAAGAGTATGTATCAAGTATCGGCGGATGGTCTATTAAATATTGGGGAGGAGCAAAATATACAAAATCAGGAATTCCAGATCTTCTTTGCGGAATAAATGGATATTTTGTAGCAATAGAAGTAAAATCAGATAATGGAAGGCCTAAATCTTTACAGCTTGTTAAAATAAGAGAAATGCGTAAAGCTGGAATAATAGCATTTGTATTATATCCTGATCAATTTGATGAGTTTACTGAATTATGCACAATGCTTAAAAACAAATGTTATTTGGGCGCTCAAGGGTGTTTATATACATTTGATAAAAAACTGACAGATAAAGAACTTAAAATTTTATTAAAATAGTTATTTACAAACTACATTTATTAGTGTATAATATCTATCGGAAAGGAGGTAATTAAATATGACAAATGATGAAAAAAACAGAGATTTTGTAGAATCAGGAGTATTTCATATCACAAACGATGATCTTGCAGACTGGGCGATTCAAAGCATTAAAGAAGATCTTTATGAACGTGATAGAATTATTGCTATCGCAGAAAATAAAATCGATGAACTTAAAAATGAAATTAAAAATATAGAAAGAAAATATGATAGAAAAATTTCATTTTTAAAATCATGCTTATTCGATTATTTTGAAACAGTGGATCATAAAGAAACGAAAACACAAGAAAGTTATAAGTTGTTGAGCGGTTCTTTAGTGATGAAAAAAGCTAGCGATAAGATCGTTAAAGAAGATGATGATACATTAGTTCAATATCTAATTGAAAACAATATGACTGATTATGTAAAAATTACAAAATCACCAAAATGGGCTGAGTATAAGAAAAGATTAGAAATCAGTGGAAAATATGTCATTGATTCTGAAACAGGAGAAATTGTTGAAGCCGTATCAATAGAACAAAGCCCACCAAAATTCGATGTAAAATTTTAAGGAGGTACAATAATGGCAATCGGAGTATTAATACTTGGAGAATCCGGTACAGGAAAAACTTACGCAATTCATAATTTTAAGCCAGAAGAGGTAAAGATTTTATCTGTACAGAAACCAATTCTTCCGTTTAGAGGAAAATACGATGTTACAAAGACTCCAACGAGTGATGATCTTGTAGCAGAACTGAAAAAAACAAAAAAGAAATATATTGTGGTTGATGATTTTCAATATATTCTTGGAATACCGATGATGCAGAGAATCGGTGAAAAAGGATGGGAAAAATTTAATGAAATTGAGCAGGGATATTCTGATGTATTAGATACAATTAATGAACTTCCTGATGATACAATAGTTTTTCTTAATTCGCATGTCATGTATAATGATGAAACAGGAAGAGTACAAATCAAAACTATAGGAAAAGCACTTGATAAATATATTACAATTGAAGGTCTGTTTATGATAGTGCTTGGAACTCAGGTGGTAGATGGTAAATATTATTTTATCACACAAAATAATGGATCAAATACATTAAAAAGTCCTGAAGGAATGTTTCCATCACTTGCAATTCCAAATGATTTAAAATATGTAGCAGATAAAATTGAAAATTATTATTACATGGATGGTGCAAAATCTGATACTGAAATTGCAGAAGATGATAAAAGCCATACGGTTTCAGAAGAAGAAATAACGCCAAAAAGAAAGTCGCGCAAATCACGTAAACAAAAAGATGAAAACGTGGTAGAAGAACAAGTTACAGCAGAAAATCTTGATGAAATCGTAGGAGAAGTATTTTGTGATAATTCTTCTAATAATGATAATAGTTCTTCTGATGTGCAGGAAGATACAAAACCAGTTAGACGCCGTCGCAGACGTGTAGAATAATATTAAGGAGGTAAAATTATGGATTTTTCAAAGTTTGACGAAAGGGTTGACATGGATCAGCTCAAAAAAGATATTACTGAGGCAAAAGAAAATGCACCTGAGTATAAAGATGTACCTGCGGGTTCATATTCTTGCAAAGTTGATAAACTTGAAGTTGGTGAAACAAAAGACGGTCGTCCAATGCTTAAAGCACAGTTTAGAATTATTGGCGATGAAGATGGAAAAAAATGCGATCAAACAAAACAGT